GGCCACACTCAACGGGCAGCCCTAAGCGGGTCCAGATACAGGGGAAGCACTCCGGTTGACCCAGCTTGCTTGCGGATAGAGAAGTTGGATCGCACCGTTCGTCATCGGGCCGTAGTCGCTTTGGAGTAGGCCGTCTGCGGTGCGAAGGGCATCGAAAACGTGCCCGCCAACCAACTTGTTTAGTTCTGATTCGATGTCTCTCTCGTTGCCGTACTCTTCTGACAGACCTGAAGCGAACGCACGGCAGGTCATCGCGAGCGCGAATTCTGCGTAGTCGGGGACGTTTGCTGCATCGGTGGTCGCATCTAATTCGGCCCACTTCCTGCGATACCAGATCGTCAGAGCGTCTTCCTGAGCGGTCGGAACCGGCCACACCTCCAGATGTGGGGGCGGCATCCCTTCAGTGGGCGACTGCTGGCTCGGCTGGACGATCGTCGCCCAATGTTGATAGGTCGCCACGGTCACCGTGGTCGCACGCATCTCGGCAACCTTGGCCGGCGTGGTGAACTGGATCCCGTACGTCAGACCCGAGGTCATCTGGTACGTGACCATCTCTCCAAAGTCCACGGGGAGGTCGATCTGATCCTGACTACCAGGGAAGTCGATGGAGACCGGAGGCGCTTCGCGGAAGTTCCACTGGTGACACGAGAAGAACCACCGTCCTGCTTGGTTGATGACACCCTTCTCAACCGCGTCCGCATCAGATCCCGGCAGAGAGGTATCGAGCCTTCCGCCTCCTGAGAGGACGTGCTTGATGTAGGACTGAAGATCGTCAAGCGTGATGGTCATGTCGCTGCCACAATTCGCACGGTTGCGGGACCGCCACTAGCAACGTAGCACTCAACACGGTCGATGGTGTCTGCGGTCCACGTCGTCTCCCATGTATCAATCTCTGTAGCGTAATTGGCTTCGTTGAATGTCCCGCCAACCGAGTCGGTCATATTCCGCGAATCATCGGTGCCAAGAACAAAGGGGACGTTCGCCGCCAACTTGACCACGAAGGCTGTTTCAAGGTTGCTGGTGGCAATGGTCCCACCCTCGTTGCACATAAGTTGGATCTCGCATGCCACATCGGTCACGATCCACATGAAGTCAAAGTCACCAGTCGGGCTATCTGAGTCTGCCCATAGGGTCGTAAGCGTCGTGTCCGCGATCTCGATCGTCTTGTCAATGACTTCGCCTGTGGACGCAGTTATCGTCTGCGCAGTCTCGCGCGAACCACCCGAGTAGGTGCGCGACCCAACCTTCACATCAAACCGCTGATAGATGTTGACTGTTGCCATGGTAAGCCCCCTCCCCCTGCGTTAGCAGAGGAGGGAGTGGGAGAAAGAGAAGATGCCTTACGCCACGTCGCTCGATCCGTGGAATTGGTTGATGCCATCGAAGATCACCCAGCCGAGCGTTGCGTCAACGCCGGTTTCAAGGGTGATCGCACAGGCTCTCGCCTTGTCAATTATCAGGCCGAGTTCGGAATCAGCCATGGGCTTGAGCGCAGAACCCGCGGCAGGAGTTCCGGTGATGAGTGCTTGGGTGACGCCACGGTACGTACACCAGCCCTCTCCGTCGTCCGCGATGTCCTCGTCCAAGATCCCGAGAAGCCAAATCGTTGCCTCTAGGCTGCCGTCATGCGTCGCCGTTGCGAGGATGACATTCGACAGCGGGTTGGTCGCTCCGCCAAACGCAACGATGTCCACGGTCTCGGTGGCAGCGCCGGCGGCATCGAAGTAGACGACATTGCCCTTGACTCCAGCCGAATCACGCATCTTCACGCGACACCGTTCAGCCTTTCCGGGATGTAGGCCGAGTGGGCTTTGTGCTGATGGTCCAAAGAGTGCCATTGTTCAATACTCCAAAGGGGTTCTGGAACCTTACGCAACTCCGCCAACGTGACGTGCCGTAAGTCCCTTTCTGAAAGGGCCGGGCCCCCTTGGGAGAGGGCCAAGCCGAGAGAGACGTGATCTCACTACGCCTGTGGTGCAACGATTCCCTGTCGTTGGCGAGAGTGCATGAAGTTGTTCCACCAGCAATCTACTGGACAGATCCTCGTGTACGGCTGGTTCGGCAAGAAGTAGGGGTCCATCTTGTAGAAGTACCGTTCGGAGTGGAAGACCGGCGTCATGTAGTTGCCGTTCAGCCAGAAGTAGCGGTAGCCGTCTGTTGTATAGGCGGTCTCGGTATTGGCCGTACCCGCCGTCGTTGCGTTCCAGATCATCGACAGAGTGTCGAGTTTGGACACGCGAACAAGGTCGATGCCGTCAAACTGCGGACGGTTGTACGACGCGTCCTGCTTGTGGACGAGCGTGTCGTTCGCCGCACGAAGAAGACGTTTGTACTGGTTCAGACCACCCTTAGAGCACGCGATGAACTGACGAGAATGCTGAAGGTTCAGCGCCTCGAAGTGCTCTTTGTGGAAGTCCGGTGGGATGAACTGAACGTCCGTCAGCATGTTGTCGAAGGCGTCGATCAGGCCGTCACTATCACCATCCGAGTCGTCCGGATCGTCGTAGTCGTAGGTCTCAACCTGATTCCGCCACTTACTCTCCGTGGCGGGGTTGATCCCCATGATCGTCGTCCAGTCCGTTGCGTGATACGCGGTCGTATCCTCGGTGATGAAGGCGGGAATCGAATACTGGTCGCTACCAGAAGTCGTCTCCATTTCGCCCTGCTGACTGTTTGCATCAGCCCACAACTTGGCCTCCAGGAAGTTTATCATGGAGGTCCACATACGCTGCTCAAGCTTCTTGCGGAGACGCTTGTACGTAACCTTCGTGGCCGAACGAGACATGTTCGACCCGCCACCGTTCAGGATCACTTCCTGATCCGTCCACGACATGTGATCTACGGTGAAACGCCATGGAATTGACTGCTCAGTCGCAACCTGGGGCTGCTCCCAGTTGAATTCTGCGTTCGGTTTGTAGTTCTTGGCCGTCCGAGACTCATCGAACATCACGTCGTCTTTGATGTCCTCACCAGACTGGATGACCTTATCCAACCCCTTGCCACGTAGGAAACGCGACATGGTGTACGAATTGAGTACCGCTTCGTTCAGGAACACGTCGGGTCCGGTGAAGTACGCCGGCCCAGTGAACTTTACAAAGTCGGTGAAGTTTTCAAGGGCAGTGCCCATGGCTTACGCTCCGTCACTTACTTGGAGCGCCAACTGTTCTGTCCATCATGTCGAGCATGTTCACACTTGAACGGCGGGTCGCGTGCCTGTCACGTCCCTTCACGTCGTCGTCAAGGATTGCGTCAAGCAACTTGTCTTCGCGTTCACCACCTGCGAGAGACGAGGGAGGTGCGGCCCCCTTCGTCTTCGTCGTGGATTGGCCGTTCGTTCGCTTATCGTGCTGCTCGCCTAGGTTGGACTTCAGTTTGGCGATCTCTGATCTACCGAATGTTTTGAGACAGGCGACCTCCATGGCGTCGGATTCGCTGCCATAGACGTTCAGGTCGTGCTCGCGCGTTGCAAGAACTTGTGCCCATCTCCCGTCGTCAGCCAGACTCCATTCGTCCTGAAGCTTGACTCGTGCGGCTTCGCGTTGCTGGTGAGTCAGATCCGTACGGATCGGTTCCAACGACTGCTGGAACTGCTCAGCCATCTTCTCGAATGCCGCCTTGACCGGCTCCGCAACGTCGTCGCCAAGGATCTCCGCCAGTTGGGTGAGGTCCACATCGGCCCCATCCTTGTGTCCGCGGAGTTTCTTGACTTCGTTGCCAAGCTGATCGCGTTCCGCCTGAACCTTCGCCGTCTCAAGACCCCACTCCGTAAGAGAGTCGGGATCCATCGACTTGAGAATGTCCTTCGGAACCCTTGCACGCTGAAGTGCCTTCAGGGCCTTGTCGTATCCATCGGGGTGTACGCTGTCCGCTGACGGAGCAGTCGCGGGTGCAGGCGTATCCTTCGGATCGTCTTCGGCCGTGGGCTCTACAGGTGTTTCGGTTGTTTCTTTCTTCTTGAACTTCCCAGACTCATCGCGCTCTCGCTCAACCTCCTTGACATGGTCTTCGGGTGTCTCCGCCTCAAGGATGCGATCAAGAACTTCGTCGTCCGCAGCCGAGACCTGAGCATCGCGCTCGGCCGTATCGACCGGATCTCCTACCACATGTGCGTCTGTGAGTTCTGCCATGACAAGACTGCCTCTCTGTTGGGCAATCCTGCCGGTTCACGTCTCTCTGGGGCCTATTACACTCGTCCAGGCCCCTGATCGTAGTTGCTCGAATCCTCCACCCCTTCCCCACCTCTCTGAAGGTCGTTGATCGCCATGACCTCGTTCTCGTGCTTGCGGGATGTAATCAATGGCTTCATTCGCGATCCAGACTTCACCATCTTACACCCCTGAATGGTCGTTGGAAGTCTATTGCTGACGTACGGGTACTTCTGCCATTGGTTCGCCTTGGCTGAGACCTGCGTTCTGGACGGGATCCTGACCATCATTTCGCCTTCCACCTCCCACGAGTCCCCGATGCGAGGACCGGAGTCCCGGCCGACCCCCGCAACGGGACACACCTCATCCACCTGCCTCCCAGATGTGCTTTCAAAGACGTAGATCGGCATCAGGTTCCGTCTCCTCCCCAGAGAGTGAAGAGCTTGACGAGACAGTTCGCACTCGCCGCATCGCCGCCAGCACCAGCATCAAGGTCAAAGGTGATCCGAACGTAGTCGCTCGGTCCCACATCGGGGAAGTAGTACACGCCTCCGTCCGCGTTGGTGATCTGTTCAGCCTGTCCGGTAATGGTCCCCATCAAGGTTCCATGTGTGGTAAGCGTGGAAGGAAATGCGTCGGGGAACAAGTCGGTATTCGTGACGTACGCACCAGCAGTGCCTGTGGTGGTGTGAAGAACACAAGCGAGCGTGGTGAGCCCGCGGATGAAATACTGATTGTCGAGGCCGAACACATGGTCTGTTTCCAAACCCCCGCCTTGCAGACCGTAGTCGGTCACGATATCCACCGCTTGGAGGATGAGGTTGAAGGTCTCGTTGGCAGCATCGGTTCCAAACGGCTTGATGGCAATGCCACGATACCGATGACCGTTTCGGTCACGCATTGGGATCATGTTCGTTGGCCGCGTCTCCGTAAGCGCGTCTACCAAGTTTGTGCCATTCACATCTGTCTGGTTCGTTTCCAGCAACTTGAACCACGGTGTCATTCGAGGTGCGAGGGCTGTATATGTGCCCATGTATCACGCTCCTTTACCTAAACTCCTGCCTTTGATCTCGTGCCGCTCAGTGCAGCACCCGTCTGGTTGCCCGGTAAACCGGATCCCTTACCACTAGCGTCCATCGACTGCTGTGTACCGGGAACCTCCGGTGCCATCTGCTGTGCCATGTTCATCCCCATCAACTGACCTGCGATCTCCGGACTGTAGAACTCGCTGAACTCCCTATCGTTCAGGATCTCGCCCATCTTGTCGAACAACCTCTTCCAGTCGTAGAACGGAGCCATCGGGACAATAGACGCAGCACGCAAAGCAAAATCAGTCGCTTCGTTGTACTGAGCCCTCATAAGAGCCTCGTTCGCGCGTTCCATCGAATACGGTTCGGGATCTAGTTCCAAATCATCGTATCGGGCACCTGAGTCGGAACGATGAGAACCACCGACAAACCACGGCTCTCCCATGGGCTCTCCGGTCTCTGGGTCGATGACTGACTCGGCAGCCTCTTCACCAAGAGGAAACTCAATGCGGTCGTCGTGGTATAGGTAGAAGCCAACGCCGTTGATCAGTTGCGTGGTGTTGGCGTTGAACTCCTGCTTGACAAACGATAGTGAATCGTCCTTCGCGGAATCCGCAATCGCGATCTCCGTCGCGGTAGAACCACTTGCCACTTCC